AATTGTGCTTACATACAGCACGCAAAGAACTATAATGGGTATTCCGTTTTATTTTGCGAGTTTAATTAAGTCTCATCGTGGGATTGTAAATACAGTCAAACGAGGAATTCCTTTAGAAGTTGATGTCCTTGCCGTTGATTTTAATTGTTTAATTCACCGATACTTGAAAGAGAACGATACCATAAAATCAGTTCTGGATGCTCTAGAATACTTATTGGAAAATGTGTGTAAGGCAAAGCACGTGATTATTGCGATGGACGGATTAGTTCCTTACGGAAAAATAGTTCAACAACGGTATCGTCGTATGCGTATTAAAGACGTTGAAGGGTTTGATCGAAACATGATTTCGCCAGACACTCCTTACATGCGAGAACTTGAAATCGCTCTTGCCTCCAAGTTTCCACATTTCACGTTAAGTAAAACTTCAAGTCCAGGTGAAGGCGAACATAAACTCATTACGGTCATTCAGTCTATTCCCGAACCTCAACGTAAAAGCGTTTGTATATACGGATTGGACGCTGACTTGATCCTTATCTGCTTACAACATCGCGAACTTTCGTCTCGTGGTAAAATGCACTTGTTAAGAGAAAGTGCAGAATTTGACGACCCCGCCCTGAAACACGCCGAGTTTGCGACTTTGAATGTATGGGAGTTGTCCGTCCAACTACCTTTGCCTATAGAGCAGTATATGGCGCTTTCAATTATGTGTTTCGGCAACGACTTTATGCCTAATTTAGGGATGTTTTCGTTAAGAGAGGACGGATACAATCGAGCCCTTCATTTCTACCAGAACGCAAAATGCCCTGACTTAACTTCATCGTTTGGACGAAACACCTTCTTAATGTATTGCGCATCCAAAGAAATGGAAGTCTTGAAAGAACGTATTAGTTTAAGAAAACGACCTGAAGAAAAGGCAGTATTAGGAAAGGACCAAGAAATGATGTCTAGAAAGTATGGATTACATGTTTTGGACGGAGTTCGTGATATGAAACCGGTAGTTGAGGCATACTGGAAAACGTTCCACTGGACCGAACACTATTTCAAACACAGCGCTCCAATAAACTGGACTTGGGTGTATCCTTACGCCGATGCTCCTCTAGTTTCAGATATTGTGAAATACGCTGAAACCAAAGTGGATAAAGGGAAACTGAACTTCACAATTGCGGATCAATTACATTTCATTATGCCTAGTGTGGCACTGAAGAAAATGAGACGCAAAGTGAAATACGAAGACGAGTTCCATGACGAAACGGACAGAAACCCGTGGTTAAAGAAACACGGATGGGAAATGAAACCCCGAATTTCGTTGCCTTGGAACCCTAACGACTCCCTAACGAAAGTTTACCCCCTCTAAGTCTGAAACCTACACTTATAGGTATTCCTGAAGGATTTAATCCAGGTAATGCGTTTCCACGTGGTCCTTTTGTTGGTTCAATCGGTGTTACTACATCTGTTTCTGGAAAAAAGACTTGTTGGTTATTATTACGTGGATTCCAGTATTCTGCGTTTATTTTTATCATTTCACGAACTGCTCGCGCAGCCATAAATGATTCTGCGCTATATTCTCTCGTCCAGTTTCTCAATAAATAATTCAAGTACTGATCTCTAAATCCTGAACCAGATGTTATTTGTGTATTGGTCGTTATAGCAGAAATACACGAGGATACACTTGGTAAAACAGGTTTATCTAAACGTTTATTTACAGTATTATGTGCCCGCATCACAAATATCGCGAAGTTATACCTGCTATTTGACCAGTTTGGATTGTTTGCGATATACGATTGGTAAAGTATTTGGAAATGGTTTTTACACGAAGGACATGAAATCGTTTCTGTAAAAAGTTCCATAAATCTTACCAAAATAGCCTTGTCTTCTTTTGTAGGATTGTCTGGATAATTCAAGGATATTGAATGTAGAGTCATCCAAGCCATAGGACCCCAAACGTTCGTCATTATTTAGTCAGCGGAAATGAATCCCGCTAACATAGCGCCACTCAGCATTTCACGTTTGACACGAGGAGGAGTTGACTCATTTTTCAATAAATTGTATTTCTTCACCATTTCATCTACTTGCTTGTCTGTCATTTTTCTGACTTTACGCTTGATAGTTTTTCTGCGTTGGGTTTCACCTTTATCCGTAAACAACCGAATTGTATGCCTACGCATGAACTTTTTTAATGGAGGGGGTTTAGCAGGGTCAGCTACAGCTTTGAGTTTCATTGTTTTTTTCAAAACGCCTTTAGGGAACGTTTTCATGGATTTATGTTTTCTTGCGGCTCCAATGATACGTCCCAAAGGTTTGAACAAGGAAGGCTTGGCTGGGTCTGGTTCCTTTGTTTCTGGTGGTTTTGGAACAGAATCATCAACTTTTGTGATGGTGATTTTATCCGACATCTCCTCTCTTATTAAAAACGAATAAATAGATTTAGGGCGAAGACACTTTAAAAAACTACCAACATGGAGTGGGAAGCAATTTCAACATATTTCAAGAACGGTGTATCAAGATTAGTGGAACATCAAATTGAGTCTTTTGAAGACTTCATTCGTAATAAAATTCCTTTGATTGTGTGCTCTACTGCTCCTATAGTAGTATGGCATGAACAAGATGAGGCGACTAAAAAATACAAGTTTGAGTTTCGCTTATCGTTTGAGAATATAACGTATACAAAACCACGTATTCAAGAAGCAACAGGACGCATTAAACCAATGTTTCCCCAAGACGCCCGAACACGTAACTTTACGTATGCGGCACAAATGTTTTCTGACATTCGCTTTACGGCAAGAACTTATAAAGCACCGACATTCACAGAAATGGAAGAAGAAGTAAAAGTATTTGAAGGAGTATCTTTAGGAAAAATTCCAGTTATGTTAGGTTCATCATTATGTATTATGAAAGACTACCCATTATCAAAAGAAGAAATAGGAGAATGTCCTTATGACCCCTTCGGTTACTTTCTTATCCACGGATCAGAAAGAACTATCTTAAGTCAAGAGAAGGTCGCAGATAACCAAATCATGTTATTCTACAATAAAAAGACATCTTCGAAATACACTTATTCTGCTGAAATGAAATCCTTACATGAATCATTCACAACTCCTCCCAAGAAATTAGAAGTTCGTATATCTGCAAAGTTCAACGGATTTGGATATCCACTCACAGTATGCGTTCCACGATTTCGCGAAGATTTACCTTTAGGTGTCGTGTTCCGTGCCTTAGGTGTGGAATCAGACAAGGAAATAGCACGTATCATTTGGGGACCTGAATTGGACGCGAGATACACAGACATGTTATCTGCCTCGTTCCACGAATGTTCTGAAATCAAAGTGTATACAAGGGAAGACGCAATTGAATACTTAAGTCATCACTTACAATACGGAACAACACAGGAAGATAAGAAAGCGTATGTCCGATCGTTATTAGAAACCGAATACTTGCCTCACGTCAAGTTTGGAGGAGATACATCGCCTCATTCAGTTCTTGAAGCAAGAAAGGTCTTATTAACTGGCTGGGTGGTCAGAAAATTATTACTTACTGAAATGGGAGTCTTAAAAATTGACGATCGTGATTCGTATCCTAATAAACGTGTTGTTACAACTGGTGCCTTATTAACTCATTTGTTTCGTCAATTGTTTCAAAAAGTATGTAAAGATATTCGTTCTAAATTCGTTCATGAAGTAAATAACGATACATGGAAAAAACGTGAAACTCCAAGACCACTAGAAGTCTTGAATATCAATAATTTATACAAAATCTTAAAAGTATCAACCATTGAAGGAAAATTGAAACAAGCGTTGGCAACAGGTAACTTTACAGTTCAAGGATTAGGAACGTCTACAGTTTCTACTGCTACAAAGATGGGTGTATCGCAAGTATTAAATCGTCTTTCTTATGCTGCTACAATCAGTCACGTCAGACGTATTCAAACTCCAGTTGAAAAATCAGGTAAATTGTTGGCACCTCGTAAATTACACGGCACATCTTGGGGATATGTATGTCCCGTAGAAACTCCAGAAGGTCATTCTGTAGGTATTGTGAAATCTATGTCTATGCTCACATCTGTGACTCAACATTCTCCTTCTGCCATCGCTTTGACATTCTTGGAACAAGAGAAAGATATTCAATGGATTAAAGATGTCAAAACGCAATATGAAGGAACCATGATTATCTTGAACGGAGTTATCATAGGATACACTCAACAACCACAAGTATTATATAATTCATTACGTCAATCGAAACGTGATTTCAAAATACATCCTCATACAGGTATTTCATGGAACATTTATCAGAATATATTGAACATCGAAACTGATGGTGGACGTTTTGTAAGACCTTTACTTCGTATCGATAACGGAGAAATCGCAAAACCACCAGTAGGTCCTAATTTAGAATGGAACGATTGGGTAAGATCTTGTATTGAATACATTGATCCATCAGAAAGCGAAACATTGAGAATTGCCATGACCCCTAACGATATCAAAAAGGAAACAACACATTGTGAAATCCATCCTACTTTGATTTTAGGTCATATGGCTTCAAGTATTCCTTTCTCTGATCATAACCAGTCGCCACGTAACACTTACCAATCTGCTATGGGCAAACAATCTATGGGTATCTTCGCAAGAAACTACGCCAAACGATTGGACAAGAACGGGTATATTCTCTGTTCTCCTATGCGTCCGTTTGTAGAAACACGTATGATGAACATCCTGAAATCTCACGAGATGCCTTGCGGAGACAATATCATGGTAGCAATCGGTATTTACTCTGGATACAATCAGGAAGATTCAGTTATTATGAACCGAGGATCTATTGATCGAGGCATGTTCAGAACTCTGTATTACACGATTTATAAAGACGAAGAACATCGTAACGTCTCTTCAGGTAAGGAAGAAAAGTTCGCTAAACCAAGACGCGAAAACACTAGAGGATTCAAAACATCTGCTTACCACGCAATTCAAGACAACGGAGTTCCTGTATTGAACTCTTACATCCAGGAAAACGATGTGGTCATTGGAAAAGTCACAAGTTTGAAATCTGATCCTAACGGATACATCTTCAGAGACTCATCCACAATGCATCGCAATTCTGAAACGTGTCGCGTAGACGGAGTTTGGAACGAAAAGAATTCTGATGGATACCCATTCGTCAAAGTCCGAGTTGTATCTGAACGTGTTCCTGAAATTGGCGACAAAGTCAGTTCAAGACATGGACAAAAAGGAACTTGTGGTATCATCTTGAACGAAGAAGATATGCCTTACACTGCCAGTGGATTGAGACCTGATATTATCATGAATCCTCACGCTGTTCCTTCACGTATGACTATTGCTCAATTGATGGAAACTATGTATGGAAAAGTATGTGCTCAACGAGGAACTTTGGGCGACGGAACTCCTTATTCACATCTAAAAATTGGAACTTTACGTGAACATTTACTTGCCTTGGGAATGCATCCTTACGGTAACGAAATAATGTATAACGGCCAAACTGGTGAAATGATGGAAGCAGAAATATTCATGGGACCCACATTCTACCAACGTTTGAAACACATGGTTATCGACAAGAAACATTCACGTGCTCGTGGTCCAATTGTTTCTCTTACACGCCAACCTTGTGAAGGCAGAAGTAGAGATGGTGGATTACGTGTAGGTGAAATGGAACGTGATTGTATGTTGTCTCATGGCATTGCGATGTTCACGAAGGAACGTTTGATGGACGTTTCAGATCCTTTCAAAACAGGATTCTGTACATCCTGTGGAACACTAGCAGTAGTCAATCCAGAAGAAAACGTGTATCATTGTGGATCGTGTGGAGTAAACACGCACTTTGAAATGAAAACAATTCCTTATGCGGTTAAATTATGGTCGCAGGAATTAGAGGCAATGCATATAGTTCCACGAATGGTATTCGAATAAATTTAAGAGATAAATGTCTATTAAAGTAATGTCTTTATCAACTAGTTTAATAGGTGGTTTGGGAAACCAACTTTTTATTTTAGCTGCTTGCGAATCGTTCTCACAACAAACTGGAAAGTCTATGATTTTAAATCCAAATCAACCACAACCGTCTCCACATACAGATCATAATTATTTTGATACTATTTTCAAAAACTGGAAAGTCATGTTCAAACATGAAAATAACTTCCAAATGATATGTGAACCAGAATATCTAGATTATATGGACTGGCCTTATTTTCTTAAAAGTTACACCAACAAAAACATTATATTATACGGTTACTTTCAACATTGGAAATACATAGAACCAATTAGAGAACAATTTGTTCAAAGGTTATCTTTTAATTCAAATTTAGATTCTAAATATGATTGGATCAAAGATTACTTTTTCTTACACGTAAGAGGAGGAGATTACTTGTATAACCATAAAAGTTTACACTACGTGGACTTGAAAAAGTATTACAAGAAATGTTTGGATTCAATTCCTAATGAACAAATAGTTGTATTTACCAACGATGTTCCATTTGCCGAATCTATACTGAAAGGTTATTCATACATTCTTGTTTCTGAACCAGAAGAAGATAGTTTGTACTTGATGTCTAAATGTAAAGGAGGGATTTGTGCCAATTCTACGTTTTCTTGGTGGGGGGCTTATTTGAACCCTAACCGTAAAATATTCTTACCCTCCAAATGGTTTACTGATCCAAAATTTAAAGTTGAAGGATACTTCTTTCCTGGCGCCACTATTGTGGATCTAGAATGTTGAATTAATACAATGAGGCAGTATATAGTTGAGTTTATAGGTTCACTCGTTATTGTAACTGCTGTATTAGTTACAAACGCAAATCCATACATTATGGGTATAACGTATTTTGCTACCTACTTGGTTTCTGATGACATATCTACAGGTCATTTCAATCCTTTGGGGGCAATGGCTTTTTACTTGGCAGGACGTACATCCACTTACGAAACATGTATGAACTTGTTAGCACAAATGGCAGGTATGTTGGCAGCTATCATTGCGTTTATGCCTATAACGGCTTTCATAAGAGACATATAGAAGAGTAAAATGAGTTTATACTTATACGTCATTGATCCAGAACATCGTCGAGCAGTTCGCGAACATATTGAAATAAGACGTCCAACAGATTCAGGAGTAGATTTATTATGTCCTGAAACGACTCTCAACTTCATTGAGTGCGAATGTAACAATAAACCTTGTGAAGACTATTGTTTACCTTGGCATTTAGGTATAAAATTGAAAACTGGTATTGTAGCTGCGGCGGTAGATGTCATAGGTAATCCTGCTCCTTATTTATTACTGGCAAGATCATCTACTTCTTTAACTCCTTTACGTATGTCTAACCAAATTGGGTTAGCAGATGCCGGATACCGTGGTGAATTAATTGCTAGAGTTGATTGTTTGGACACAAACCTGAAATCGTATCCTATCCGAAAATACCGTCGTTTATTCCAAATTGTTCAACATAACTGGTTACCTTACAATAATGTTTATGTCGTTGATTCGATAGACCAATTACCAAAGGCACCAGATAATCGTGAAGGTGGTGGTTTTGGTTCTACAGGCAAATAGTTTAGATGGATGAATATAAGTAATAATAAAATGTTCGCAGAACAACCTTTTATGAGAAAGATCCGAGAAGTAATTTTAGAAGAAAAAGAACGCATTTGGGACGATCATGATCGTGAAATTTCCCAACTCCAACAAAAAAACAGAGAAAGTGTTATGAAGGCTTGGGTTTTAGGATTAGTTGTTGGTGGAGGTGTAGCTGCTCTTGCGACTTCTTATTTAACTATGTACGTTCACGCATTAACTAAACACTAAAGTTGCTCTTTTTGATACCTTAAACGAGGTCTCGTATGAGCAATAAAGAAATAGCATCATGAATTACAGCTCCCCAATAAGCATTATATATTGGCTGACCTAAAGCAAATATCATAAATAAAATGAGCACAATTGAGCGCAAGAAGGTGTTGAGTATGGCATTCGCCGTCGGCCACAACCAAACGTTCATTTATCTTTAAAATATTTTTTTCTTGGTGTATAGCATAAACAAAAATGGGTGGTGAACAATAGACACGCTGCCAAGAGTGGTACGAAAAGGTACTGCTAGTTCGTAGACACAACGGAGCAACACTATCAAATTGCGGGAAAGTCTTGTTAGGTTATAACTACCGTCCTATCCTTGAAAAAGAGATACTCGGACACCTCAGGGAAACTTGATGGGTATGGTAAAAATGTTATAAATAGAGATAATCCGCAGCCAAGTCCTAAAGTTTCGCAAGAGACCATGGATGCAGTTCAGAGACTGAATGGTAGTGGGGGGTAAAACCCTTAAGATACAGTCCGACCACTCCGAGAGGAGGTTTTCAAGAGGAATTATAGTGTGATGTCTACCATACTATAAGGAGAGCTTGAAACTAATAGAGTTTTTAATTCTATTAGGGACATTCGGGTTTAATGCAATTAGTTTCATACGGTGCTCAAGATATTTACATCTCGGGTAACCCACAAATTACTTTCTGGAAAATTCTCTACAAAAGACACACCAACTTTGCAGTTGAATCCATTGAAGTTACCTTCAACGGTCAAGCCGACTTCAACAAGCGTGTAACTGCAGTAATTAACCGTAATGCCGATTTAATGTACAAGACATACGTCCAAGTTGTTTTACCAGCCATCGCATTAACAAACAAGGATGGTTTCCGTTGGCTCAACTACATTGGTCACCGTCTCCTCAAACAAGTTGAAATTGAAATCGGTGGTCAACGCATTGATCGTCAATATGGTGACTGGATGCAAATCTGGACCCAACTTTCTACTGATGCCGGTAACATCAAGGTTTTGGATTCTATGTTAGGTAACACCCACGATCTCGTTTTAATGAAACGTTCTACTGGTATGGCTTTAGATACAACTTGCTCTGCCTCTGAAACAACCATCTCTTGTATCCCACGTGCCGGTACACCAGCCAAGACCCTCTACATTCCTCTCCAATTCTGGTTCTGTCGTAACCCAGGTGTCGCAATTCCTCTCATTGCCCTCCAATACCACGAAGTCCGTATTAACGTTGATTTCGATACATGGCAAAACTGTCAATACTACGAAATCGTAACTGGTGTTCCAAGTGCCTTAGCCGCTCAATCCTTGGCCGCTGCCTCCATCTACGTTGACTACGTCTACTTAGATACTGAAGAACGTCGTCGTTTCGCCCAACAATCCCATGAATACTTGATTGAACAAGTTCAATTCACTGGTGCCGAATCCATCACATCTT